CGCAATGACCTTTCGTGACCGAATCCGCGCATGGCTGGGCATCACGCAAATTGTGACGGCTGTCACAGATGTTCCGTCGCTGACCATGTTCAAGGCGATGGAGATGAAGCAGGCTGAGCGCCACGACGCGATCCTGGCCGCGCTCACCCGCATCGAGCAGCGCATGATCAACGAGCACATCGGCGTTCAGCCGCGCGAATTCACCGAGCCCATTCTCGATTGGGATACGGTGCAAGCTATTGCATTGACACAACTTCAACGCAATCCAGAAAAGGAGCAGCATGTTTAACTATCCGATTGGCAAAGGCGGCATTCCGCCGAAGAAGATGGCGAAAGCGCCCGTTGCGATCCCCGCCGACGCCGACGAAATGCACGCTGGCGAAGACGATGAGCCGGACGTGAACGACAAGCCGGTCCATACCGAGCACCACCCGGAGGGCCACCACACCACCACGCACGAGTCCGGTGCGGCCCATGACAGCGAGAACCTGGAATCGCTGAAGGATCACCTCGACAAGTACTTCACCGAGGAAGAGCACGAACCCAGCGAAGGCGGCGAAGAGGGCGGTGGAAAGTGGTAGTTAGCTACGCAGAAGGCACAGCAATCAACCTCCAGGACGCCGCGCGAGACCTCGACGCGCGGCTCAAATCGCTGGAATCATTCGAGAGCCAACCAGCGCCAGTCGACGAGGCGCTCACCTCGCGCGTCAAACTGCTTGAGGATGAAGTTACCCTCCTGCGGGCCGCACTGGAACCAAAGAGCTAGACATGCCCTTTCGCTCACTCAAGCAGGCCCGCTGGGCGCACTCTCAAACCGGAGAGAAGGCGCTGGGCGGACCTGCCAAAGTGTCCGAGTGGGATTCCGCGACAAACTTCAAGTCATTGCCAGAGGCGACCATGAAGACCAAACACGTCGATTTGGGCAGCAAAGGCAGTTTCCAAGAGAAGCCTGGCGCGCTGCACGCCATGCTGCATGTTCCTCCCGACCAGAAGCTGACATCCGCACAGGAAACGCCGAAGCCCGGCGACTCACCGCTGTTACGCCGGCGCAAAGCATCGGCTGCGGGTTTCGCCGCGATGCACAGGGGGTAGCATGGACTTTGAGCAGCAAAAGCCGATAACAGACGAGTTCCGCAAGGGGTGGGAGCGAATCTACGTGCAGCAGGAAGTGCGGAAAGAGAAGAGCGTAGACAGCGCGGGAACCTACAAAAACGGCTGCCCGATCCTGAGCGATGGCCCACAGAAAGACGATCTCTAATGCCTGACCCAACGCTGAACCCTGACGACACCGAGCAAGACGAGCAAGAACCCGTTGCGCAGCGTCTGACGCCCATGCCCTGGCCGCCCCCCGGCTACACTCCAGGTAAGATCGCGCCATGGTTCTGCGGTGCGCAGGAGAACGGCAAAGAGGAAATCTACGGGCCGGACGAACTGGGCGAGTACGTCTCAGCGATTGAGCAGCTTACGCAGAACGTCAACAAGACGGACTCTGCCGCGCGAATCTGGGAAGTGCTCCAAGCTTGGGAGATGCGCCTGTTTCGCCGCAATTACCAGTTCCTGAACGTGGGCTGGAAGGGCTGGGGCATGTTCGGCGGCTCATCGGGGGCCAACGGTGCGCAGAGTGTCATGGCGGCCGGCAACGCGATGAAACTGTTCTCGTGCAATGTCTTTGGCGCACGCCACAAGAAGATTACCGCGCTCCTTAGCCGGGTTGTGCCGGGTACGACCGTCGCCGCGGTGGACGACGAAGATCCGATGGACCAGTCCGCAAGCGAAGAGGCCGAGAAGTTCCTTGAAGTGTTTCTGCATCAGGCAAACCTCAAGGGAGTAGTCAAGAAGGCGGCTGGCTATTTCTGCACAGATGACCGCGTTGGCTTCCTGACGTTCACGGTGGCCGACCAGACGCGCTGGGGAACAGAACTTCCCAACAGAAAGCAGGAGACTTATGGAGCCCAGGAAGCGGACGGCGTTACGCCTGAGACCGAGATGCAGCCGAGCGAAGGCGATAGTGATTCCGCAATGGGTTCCGGGGATAGTCAAGATTCGTCCGAGGCTCCAGCTAGACGCGAAGTAACCTTTGTCGGCGGCAAGCTGGAGTGGAAAGTCCCGCTCATGGCCGACGAAGAGGAGGAGATGGGCTGGTGCCGCTACCAGCACGAAGTCTCCGTCAACAAACTCAAGTCGCAGTATCCGTGGATTCGCGAAAAGATCGCAGCGGGCGGAAACGTGGGCGGCATGGATCAGATCGACCGGCTGGCGCGCATCAATGTGCGGCTGGCAGTCCAGGCGTCCAGTTCCAGCGGAGAGGCGTACAAGAACGACTCCACCGAGAGCGTGACCTTCTTTAAGCCGAGCGAGTACGAGGGCATCGAAGACGAGGAGATCCGCGAATTATTCCTCGAAACCTTCCCCGATGGTCTCGAAGTCTGGCACGCGGGCGGAAATTTCGCCTTCTGCCGCAACTCGCGCATGTCCAAGCGTGTCAAGTTCGTGCATCCAGGGCCGGGCGACGGGCAGAACCGCGAAGCGCTACTCACGAACTACCTTCCGCTGCAAAAGGTGCTCAATGCAAACATTTCACTCGCTGATCGCTATTTCCGTTCTGCGGTTCCTCGTCGCTACGCACTTGAGCCGTATATCGACACGCAACTCCTGAATTCTCAATCGAATGACCCCGCGAAGGTGACTGCGGTCACTGGACTTGAGGATAAAGGTCTGAAAATCAACGATATTACCGGCGTTGAGAGTGTGCCGGTTCCCAACGATTCGCTGCTGACCTTCATTCAGTGGCTCATCCAGGGCGGACCCGAGGCGATGGACGGCGGCTCGCCGGCGGCGTTCGGAGAGGCAGACGGTTCCGAAGACCAGGGCGTGTTCAAGACCACGCGACTCAAGCGCGACCAGGCAATGCAGGTTTGGTCGATGCCTTGGGGCGCACTGTGCGAGGCCGTATGCGCCATTTCCCAGCAAGCGGTTGAGTCTGCCGCGGCGAATCGCATTGCCGACTTCAGCGCATCGCTGCCGGGGCAGAAGAAGCTCAAGATTGAGTTGAGCAAGTTGCAGGGCAATGTGCTCGTACAGCCGGAATCGCTGGAAATCCCGCAGACGCTGGCCGAGCAAGAAGAAGAGATGACCGATCTTCTGACGCAGAGCAGCAATGTGGCGCTCTACCAGCAGATTATGATGGACCCGCGCAATCTGAGCGTGTTTTCCAAGTTCCCAAGCCTGAAGGAGTTGAACATCCCCAACGCTGACCAGGTGGAAGCGCAGCAAGGCGAGTTCGAGATTCTGATGCGCTCCGGCCCGGTGCCGAATCCACAGTTGGAGCCATTACGACAGCAGATTGCCGCCATCGCGCAGCAGATTACGGAAGGCCAGACCCATCCCGAGGCGCAGACGCCAGAGGGCCAGCAGGCCATGCAGGCGCTCCAGCAAGCAGCACAGCAGTTGCAACAGCAGTTGCAAGCCATGCCGCCGCAAGTCTCCACCGTGCCAGTCGCGCAGGACAACAGCGAGAATCACATGATCCACGCGGCAATCGTGCTGGGCTTGTTGACTTCGCCGACCGGGCGCAAGCTCAAGCATGGCAACGAGTACCAGCGGGCGATCTGGCAGAACCTGAAACTTCATTGGGAAGAGCACATGAACATGCTCAAGCAATTGCAGCCGCCAAAGGAGATGGAATTCAAGGGCAACGTGAGCATCGACCCCAGCAAGTTCCCACCAGACGCGCAAACTAAGATGTTCGAGTCCATGGGGCTGGAGATTCCACCCTTCGCGCTGCAACCCCAGGACGCAACGCACGAAATCACGACCGAAAAAGAGGGCGTGGACGCGAGCGGTACGCCGGTCAAACAGAAGGTTTCAGTGGTAGGAAAGCCGCTCAACTGAGCGACGGAAACGAGGAGACATGGCAGACGAAGGTGTAATGGAAGTTGAGCAAGTAGAATTTGACGCAGGGAATCAAGTTGGGCAACAGGACGGCTCGGAGAACGTCGAAGGCCACGAAGGCCAGCGCACAGAGCAGGACGATCCCTACTCGTCCAAAGCCAGCCGCGAGTACTCGCAATGGCTGAAAAGCCTGCGCGACTCAGGCGACCCCCAGTCTGCCAAGTTTGCGCGCCTCGCCAAGGACAACCACGGCCAGATGTTCGCACTGCGCCAGCTTGAAAAGCAGGGGCTTGAGGGTG